ATGCCGGAACAGCCGCAACAACAGCAACAACAAGGGGCACCAAACGTACAAGATCCGACTGGTAACGGCGGGGGACAAGCTGTTCCCGGTAATGCACCAGAGCCCGGCGCACCCGGTTTTACCGGCGAAGGCGGCGGAGCTAATGGAGGGAATCCACCACCACAAGAAGGACAACCTCAGTAATGCATAGAGAAATGGCTCGTGGCGTCTTACCTCTCGTTAACGACGAAGATCAGTACAAAATTTTACAAGACTATGTAGAGAACCGAATACAGGCTCTGCATGTCTTTTTAGAAGTTCAAAAATCACACGAAAAGATTTTGGAAATCCAAGGCGCAATCGCAGAGCTAAGACTATTTCAAACTCTTCGTGAACAAGCTGTAGAGGGGGCGAAATGAATTCAAAAGAAGAAATGAGGCGAGGTATAAAAACCAAAGCTGGTAAAGATATGGCAGAAAAAAAATTTCAATTAGATGAGATCGAAGCAGATCTCGATAACGACGGAAAACTTTCTGAGTATGAAAGGGCGCGTGGCGAAGCTGTGCAGAAAGCAATGGCTGAAGATGAGCCCGTCGAAATGATGTGCGGGGGTCTTATGGGAGATCCCGAAGGTGGTTGTGGATGTGAAGAGTGCACAGGCGGTATGTCTATTGGTATGGATCCGGTGTCTGGCAATATGGTTCCACCCGGATCTAACGAAATGAACGTACGCGATGATATTCCCGCCGTACTAAGCGACGGTGAATACGTCGTACCGGCTGATGTTGTTCGTTACCACGGATTGAAAACCTTCATGATGTTGCGTGACGAGGCTAAAGTAGGATTGATGGCTATGCATATGGAAGGCCAAATCCAAACTCTCGAAGAAGAAGACGAGCATCTAGATGAATATATGGAAGTCATGGAATGCCCAGAGTGTGAGGGCGAAGGCTGTGAACACTGCGACGGGCGTGGCTACCACTATACTGAAGAATACGAAGACGACGAAATGCCTAACTACAAAGACAAACAAGCAGAAATGACTGATCTAAATTATGACGGTCAAGAGGAGTATGAAACTCCTGAAGATAACGTCGTTGAAATTGCTCAAACAGAAATTGAAGAAGAATTTTTAGAACCAGAAGAAGACGATGAATATTCGTCCGATGGCAAAAATACTTATCGTCCAAGCGTCAAAATAGCTTTGATGAAAAGTTAAATTGCGGCACGGGCTACCCGCATAAACCACTAGCTACGGCTAGTCTACTTTAACGGCCCCCAACAGGAGAAATATGGCTAAGTACAGAAACGCTTATCGAGAAAACCTCGAGGAGCCTGTAGAAGAAGTGCTATCTACAGAACAACCAGAACAAGCACAAAAACCCTCGCAAAACTCAGAGGAAGAAACGTTTAAAAAACGTTATGGTGATCTAAGACGCCACATGCAATCGCAGATGGTACAGCGAGATCAGGAAATCGCTCAAGTTCGTCAACAACTGTCTGAAGCTACTAAAGCTCAGATCAAGTTTCCTAAAACGGAAGAAGAAGTTGAAGCGTGGTCTAAGAAATACCCGGATGTGGCTAAAATCGTTGATACGATTGCACAGAAAAGGGTACAAGAGGCGGTTTCAGACGCCAAAATGGAATTTGAGCAAATCAAGAAAGAGCAACGCGGTATAAAAACTGAAAAAGCTCTACTGGAACTTAAAAAATACCATCCAGATTTTGATTCCATTCGTTCTACTAAAGAATTTCATAACTGGGTAACTGAACAGCCAAAATATGTTCAAGATGCCTTGTATAAGAACAATACAGATGCCAGAGCGGCCGCTAGAGCAATTGATCTCTACAAAGCCGATAAAGGTATCCGTAAAAAGAGATCCAAGAATGTTAGTCTTGCCGCACAGGCCATTGGCCGTAGTGGTGTAGCCGCCCCAACAGGCGGAAAATCTTCATTCAAGGAAAGTCAGGTACAAGCTATGAGCCCGGCCCAATATGAACAAAATGAGGCCGCAATCATGGAGTCGATCAAAAAGGGATTGTTCGACTATGATGTAACTGGCGGAGCGCGTTAAACCACTTGCTATTCACATAGTTATTGTGGTATAACAACCTTAATAACACCCGAGCCGAAGAACTAAATTTTATTAGTCTTCCCACCTCACCCTTCCCTATTTTCAGAAGTTTATTTCTAAAGTTACCTAAGTAGAAAAGGCCCTTCTTCGGAAGATACCCTGAATCACTTAGCCCTTCATGAAGCTATCCCTTCTGTTTTGTCTCAACACTAGTGGCGTAGTTCAGCAATAGCTGAATTCGCACAATTTCACTGGCGTTGAATTTCATAACATCTAAAAGGAGATGAACTATGGCTTTTCCAAGCGCGTCAGGGTATAGTAACCTTCCCAACGGTAACTTTAGTCCTGTCATTTACTCGCAGAAAGTTCAAAAGGCTTTCCGCAAATCTTCTGTAGTAGAAGATATTACCAATACGGATTACATGGGTGAGATTGCCAACTATGGTGACTCAGTCCGTATTATCAAAGAACCAGAAATCACTGTTTCTGACTACAAGCGTGGTACAACTGTAGCCGCTCAAGACTTGTCAGACGCTGATTTCAGCCTTGTTGTTGATCAAGCGAACTACTTTATGTTCAAGGTCGATGACATCGAAGCGGCCCACTCTCACGTTAACTTCATGGATCTGGCAACAGATCGTGCGGCTTACCGCTTGAGTGACACTTTCGACCAAGAAGTGCTGGGTTATATGTCGGGTTACATCCGTAACGCTGGCAACACTGCATGGATCGTTAACCCCGCTGTGAACGGTACCAAAGCTGACTCAAATGCTGGTTCAGACGAACTTCTAGTAGCAAACAAGCTAGACATCACCGACTTTGGTGGTTCTGACTTGGGTGGAACTGAAGATGCAGATACTCATTTGCTTACTTCTATTCCTACTGCCGCTGGTGGTGGTGCTGGTGCAATCACTTCACCTCTTGCTATCTTGAACCGTATGGCTCGTAAGATGGATGAGGCGAATGTTGATTCAGAAGGACGTTGGTTCGTTGCAGACCCAGTGTTCTATGAGTTGCTCATGGATGAAAACAGCAAGTTTATTAATAATGACTTTGCTGGTGGACAAGATGCTGGTGACGTTCTTAGGAACGGACGAGTAGTATCTGGCCTTATCCGTGGCTTCCGTGTTTATAAGTCTAACAACCTACCATTATTCGGTACTGGCCCGGGCACAAGTGCTTCCGTCGGTTCTGAAGAAAACTTTGGTGTGGTAGTAGCAGGACACGATTCAGCAATCGCAACTGCACAGCAACTTGCTAAGACAGAGTCTTACCGCGATCCAGACAGCTTCGCTGACATCGTTCGTGGCATGAGTTTGTACGGTAGAAAGATTCTTCGCCCAGAAGCAATCATGACTGCTAACTACAACTTGGCATAACGCTTTAAGGGTAACCTCTTTCGGGGGGTTACCCTTTGTTTACTTAGAGCAATTGAACCTATGGCATCTACCTATCTGACATTAACTAACAAACTGCTTCGTCGGATGAACGAGGTAGAAATCTCTGAAGCTGACTTCTCGAATACTCGCGGCGTCCAGACTTTAGCGAAAGATGCTGTGCTAGATTCGATAGGTGCAATTAATCAAGCAGAATACGAGTGGCCGTTTAATGCCGCTCAACACACACAAGTTTTAGCGGTAGGACAAGAAGAGTATTCTTGGCCTTCGTTCTTCAAGGTGGTTGACTGGAACACCTTTCAAATACAAAAAAACGAGTCACTTGGCGTCAACAATAAACGCTTAGAATTTATAGATAGAGATGTCTATTTTCGTTATCATAAAGATGAAGATGATAATGCTGGTGTCGCCGGTATTAAGTGCCCAGAATATGTCTTTCCGTCACACGGTAACGGCTATGGTGTAAGCCCGTCGCCAGACCAAGCCTACACACTTCAGTTCAAATATTATCTAAACAACGTTGGTCTTACAACGTTTAGTGACCAAACAAGAATTCCAGATAGCTACGATAACGTAATTATCGATGGGGCTCTGTACTACATGTACATGTTCAGAGATAACCCAGAAGCCGCTGGCGTAACACTTCAAGTGTTCCAGCAAGGCATCAAAAATATGCAAGGCATTTTCATTAATAAGTACGAAGAAGTGTATGACACTCGCGTTTTTAGGAACAAAAGAAATTCGTCAGAATTAGTAGGGTACTAACATGGCGGATCGAGTTCAATCGTATAAGGTAATATGCGGTGGGGGTCTTAACAGTAATGAGAACCACCTAGACCTAAGTGAAAACAGCCCGGGATCTGCAACTCGACTTGTTAACTATGAAGTTAGTTTGTTTGGTGGATACAGAAGGATTGAAGGTTTTCAACCTTACAACAGCCAACACCCAGAGGTAGACCCAGATAACGCTGAAGGTAAAGTCCTTACAGTAGCAATTTTTAAAGACGATAACCTTGATACAACTATCGTCATTGCAGTTAGGAAACTAAAAGTATTCACCTACACTGCAACAGCCGGTCAGACGGCGTTCACAGGAAACGATGATGACTCAAGATCTATGGTCATCAACAACACTGCGAACACAGTGGTTAAGAAAAACGGAACCACGCTCACGGTTACAACTGACTACACCATATCAGGTAATACAGTCACACTAACTTCAGGAGCCGCCGCTGACGATGTAATCGTAGTAGATACCAACGAGTACAACTTCTATAGGCATGTAGCTTTTGCTCAGTGGGTACAATACAACACCGGCATAACACACAATTTCAAAGACGGACTCAGATCTGTCAACAAACTCCGCCATGTAAG